AGTGAACGAGACGGTCGTGTTTGCGGCAAGCGAAGCATTGTGCATCGTTACTTGGCCGCATTTCTTAGAAAGAGTCACAGCTGTCGATTTTGACGTGCCTTGCGTAACCGTTCCACCCTGCCCAGTCGTCAGATAGCCAACGCTGTCTCGAAGGTCGGTGAAATTGGTGTCAAGCTCTGTGTGCGTAAGGGCGCTGCCTTTTCCGGCACGGGTTGTGATTGCCATGGCTCAGCAGCTTTTGACCTATCTTAAGACGTAAAGCTAGCCTAGTCCAAGCGACCCTAAGGTTCAAAGACTTCCCTGAATGTTGCCTGAATCGTGGCACGGTTCAAGTACGGAATTGACTTGCTCCAGGTCTCACAGACAAATTTGGAACTACTACCCTCCCCCGGTGGCGTGAAGTCAAAGCTTGCGCTGTCTGCAGCTCTTGCGTCTAAAAACGTCTCGATGGTGTCTGAGTCGGTTTCTGAAACTTCAAAAGTCAAGCTGTATGACTTTGGGTTTTGATTCAAACCAAAACTCAAACGTTGCTCGTAGCCATCACCGAAACGCACAGTCCGCACTGATGGTGCGCTTGTTTTTTGGATGCCGTAGGCAGGTGTAATCGAAGGGAAGGTTGCCATTATGCAAGTAAGCCTCCAGGACGTTTTTGTTTGATCAGCTCTGCCTGAACAGCAGCACCAAGCATCTTGCCGAGTTGACTTGCTTGTTCAGAATCGCCTTCAACACTAGAGCCAGAGGCATCGACGTTCACAGTTACGTTAGCGCCACCCATTGCACTGTTCGGAACAATGTTGCCTTGAGCGCCTGGAACGAACAGCTCAGGCCCGCGCTCTCCGACCAAATAAGGCTGGTTGCCAGTGACAGGGCCTCCATTGGCCCGTCCAAACAAAGAACTTCCAATAAATGAAGTGTTTAATCCTGCAGGGGCAGCGCCTGAACCACCAAAAGGCAGTCCGCCCCCTGACATGCCGTAGTTTCCGGGGATAGCAAACATGCGAGCGATTCCCAGCGCGATGTATTGGGCAATCATTTGCTTAGCTACTTGGAACAGCATGTCTGCGATGCTTCTTAAGAAGTCAGCAAAGGCTTGCTCTGCTGTTTTCGTTCCTTCGACAACAGCTATAAGACTGTCAAACAGTGAGTCTGTTAGCGGTGTCGTTATTGCAAGCGCATCGTTAAAACGAGCTTGAGCAAGCGCCGCTTCATCTATACCTGGCTGCAATCTTTGGTACGTGTCACGAAGATTTTCTAAATCTTCCAGCTGTTGCCCTAAATTAATTTGGAAATCACGCGAAGCTCCGCCTTCTTCAGCTTCAATTTGACGTTGTTGAAATTTTGCAATTTGCTCGTTGAAGGATTCTAATTTAGCTGCCCTATCTGCAAGTTGGTCTGCCTCAAGCTTAGAGCTGCCAGAAAAGAACCCAAGGCCCGCTCCAGCGAAACTCATCATGTACTCAGGGTCTGTCGCTCTCTTCTGCCGTTCCGCGTTTATTTCAGCTTCTAAGGTGCGTATAGCCCTTGTGTCTTTAATAGCTTGTTCCCTGTCTAAACGCTCAGCGTGAGCTGCTTTTGCTTGTTCCCTTTGAAGGCCCTGCTTATCTTCTAACAAATCTCTCTCTTCTTTTTGTTTTATTAACATTTCTTTTTTCAACTCACCTTCTCTAACGCCCACACGTTCTTGCTTTTGCTTTAATTTAAGTACACTTGTTTCTATTCCTTGTACTTCTACTAGAGCCTTAAACTGTGCGTCAAAAGTATGTACTGTTCCTCTGTTTAAAATATCTATTTGCGTCATAACATTCAATCTTTGACTAAACGCGGTATCTGCTTGGATGGCTTGTGCTTCTGTTTCTCTTGTTATCTGTCGTTCTGCTGTTAATACCGAGTTAGCCGCGTTTGCGCGAGCAACACCTAGTTTTGCAAGTGCTTTAATTTCTTCCTTGTCTAGTTCAAGCCCTCTCTCAAAAGATCCTACTCCTGGATTGGCTAAATTTGCAGATATTTCGCCGCGTATTCTAGTTAATTCATCTTGGGCTTTTTCTACGGCTAACGCACCTTGATCAGCAGCTAAAACGTCTCTGCGCTCTGTTAATTGACGCTGCGCTAAAGATACCTCTTTTTCGCCTATGTCTTTAAGTGTTTTAAGCCTGTCCCTTGTTAGATCCAATAGTATTCTTTCTGCTTCTGTTGAACCTTCTACGTTCTTTAGTTGTTCTTGCTGCACAAGCAGTTGAGCCCTTAATGCTTCCAGTCTTTCTTTATCCTGTTTGCTTAATGTAGCTCCTCGCTCTACCGCTAATTTTTCTACTGTTTCAAGTACGCTTATTTTACCTTTTGTTGTAAATATGCCCCCTAGGGCTTTTTGTTCTGCTGTTGGCGCTGCTTTGGGTTGAGTACCTGTAACAGCGTCAGCTAACCCTTTTACAATCGGCGTAATAAGAGACTGCAGACCCATGCCTAGTCTTTCTAGTGCGTTATCAAACTCTCTGGCAGATTTAGCTAGTTCTTTAAATTGCTCTACCCTCTTATTTCCAAGAGTCTCCTGTGCTCGAAGTTGTACGGCAGCTGCAGCCTGATTTGTAAAGCCCTCGCCAGCTAAAAACGTAGCTCGCCCGCCTATAGTAGTATTAGTTTCACCTAACTTTTTAAGAATTACATCTAAATTAGAAGCTACATCATCAAAAGCTTTTGCAGTATTTAAAGCAGCAGCACCCAGTTTATCTAGTTGTTGACCTAATGCTGAACCAACAATACTTCCACCGAAACCTCCAAATACTGCGCCTGCTACACCACCTGCGATCGAACCAAGCCCGCCTCCAAATAAAAGTGGAAAGCCTGCTGCAGCTCCTATATTATTAAGCTTACGATTTCTATTTCGGGTTTTTTCTTTTTCCGCTAATTTATTCTGTTTGTCAAGTTTTTTGTTTTCTTTGTCTATTGTGTTTATATCTCTTTTCCGCTTGCGGTCTAATTTGTCCCTTTCCCGGCGCTCTTCTTTTAATTTGTTAATTAACTTTTGTCTACGAGCAAGTTGAGCTTCCCGTTGCTCAACACTTTGCATCCCTTTTTCTGCACGAATAAGATTTTCATATTCATTTTTTAATTTTTTAACAACTAACTCTTGTTCTTTTGCTGCCTTATTAAAGAGCATAAAAGAACTAGAACCGACCTTTACGTTTGCGGCAAGCTCCGTAAAAGTTGCTTGTAGAGCTTCAGCCTGTGCAATAGTTGTTATCTGTTTTTTATTTGTTGCTTCAAGATTGTTTGCGTACCCTTTAAATTTAGTTACTAATGTTGCAATTTTATCTCCTGTAGGCCCTCCCATGGCCTTTGTGAGATCCATCGCATTTATTTTGGAAAGACGCTGTTCAAGCTGTTTAACGCTTGTAATCGCCCGATTTAGCTTGCTTTCCCCTAAAAACTGTAAGTCTAGGTTGATTCCGAAATTTGCCACACCTAGACAGCGACCTCACCCAATCCTACCGCCTAGCCATTGTTTGCGCTCTGCCTGCGGTCTTTGCGCTTTGGATCGCCTTTTCCTCGTGCTCGCTTTTAAGCTCAAAGAAAGCGGCCCAGCCAATCAATTCCTCTTGCGTGAGTGTCTTGGATAGCTGGGCAACCGTCATGCCTAGTTCTTTGGCTAAAAAGTAGATAAAAAACCAATCGCCGTTAGCTTTTCAAATCTGCTTTCGCTTCCTCCACCTTGTGCTCTGCTCCAGAGGCCAGCATCGCTAGTTGAATTTCTTGAAGCACTGAGGCTTCGACAGCGTTCTTCAGTACCGACTTTTCGCCGTCTTGGAACAGGCGCTTGCCGTCAGCGTCTAGCGCTTTACGGATCATCATGCCCAAAGCAAAGTCGTTGGCCTCTTCAGACTCTGATGTCTTCTGGATCGACTCACGCTCTGCGATGGTCAGAGGGTGCCAGTAGACCTCAAGCACCACAGCACCGTCCTGCTCTACTTGATACTTATACAGCTGGCTAACGCCAAACTTGTTGCGAAGAAGCTCTACAGCCCGCATGGATGCCTTCTGTGTTTTCACTACAATACTACGCCGTAGCAGTAAATTGACAAGAAATTACGCCAATAAAGTGTGAACGGTCTTCTGCGTTGAGTGGGGTAGGGCCAACAATATCCATCACTCTTGGAGAAGTGCTGAAAGTATCGGTGTAGTCACTTGCGTTTACAGAGGTAAGGCCGTCAATAACAGACTCGCTGATGGCAGAAAGCGTGAACGTGCCAGCAGACTTTGGAACGTAGACGTTGCACTGGATGGTTCCTGAGTAGTAATCCTGCGCTGCCCCTTGGTTTTGCAAAGTTGCTTGCCCAAAAGCAACGGTCATGAGGATATATTTTTTGGCTTTTCCGGGTTGTGTGAACGCTACGTTGTCGTAGACCATCAGCACAGTGTTGTCCGCTGCTGCAACTGCATCGGTTACGGCTTTTTCAAAGGCTGCTCTGGCGTTTACTAGCGTCATGACTACAGCTCGGTGTACCCAGTGTAAGTTCTGCCTGCCATGGTGCCGAACTGCCCGGTTGCTTGTCTGCCGCCTACAGAAATGTTGGGCTGCCTTTCTTTAAAGGCTTCTTCAACTAAAGCCTTCATTTCCCCACCCTGGACAAACTGCTGAACTCTGCCGTCTTCTAAGGCATAAATAGCGTATTCAGCGGTGTTCCCTATGTAGACGCGCCTTTTGTAATTGTATGCCTTGTCCGGCGGGTAAAAGCGGGGTTCAATTTTATACTCTTTGTTACTTGGGTTCGTCCACTTCTTTTTGCTTAGTTCGAGCCAGGGAGATACGAGCTGGTCTACGGACTGGATAGGTGAGGTATCGACTTTCCAGCTTGAGGCAAAAAAGCCTGTATAGACGGGGCTGCGCTTTTTAGTAGCAAGCCTACGCATAATCGTTTTGATGAGCCTGTTATAGCTTTGCTGCAGGTACTCTTCTGTTGCGTCTTTGATCTGATCAGAAACTTTTTTAGGCATCAGAAACGTACCAGCAGGATGAACATGTACTCCTGGCCGCCTTTGAACGTTCGGATGTCCGTTATTTGTGAAACGCAGCTAGTGCCTGCGTATGTCAGGGTGATTGTGTCTTCAAAGGTTGGCTGGTTATCCCCGATTAAATCGGGTGTTATGTAGAGGCGAGCTTGCCGCTCTTCGCGGCCTTCCTCCTCTTCAGAAGCAATAAACTCAAGCGGTACTTCGATTGAATATGTCGTGTCGGTTGTCGTCAACGCCCCAGTGGCAACGTTGTAGCTAGGGGACGCCTTTTTTGTATAAGTAATTGTGTGGTCGAAAGACTTGCCCAAGTCAGCAACAACCGACTTGGCAACGCTCTTGAAAAGACTGTCTAGCGCTCCAGCCATGTCAACCTCTTACGGTACGGATCTGGTAGCTGCCGCTCCCACCAAGGCAATAAGCACCAAGGTAAGACTGGAGCCAAGGATAAACATCAAAGACATTATTGA